AAGGACCCAAGTGGGTCCTTCCGCGAGATCACAGTCTCGTCTCATCATGAGTCTCCTCTACGAGTATGTTTACTTTAACATGGTTGCACATGATCGAATTCGAACCAGGAATACGTACCCCGAGCCGGGGACGTTGACCGCTTATTCCGGATCCGATCAGTCTATTATTGCCGTAAGAAACGACTCTATAGTACGCCGTGAGGAGTACTGTAAAGACGTCGTAGAAAACTACGGCGGCAATAACTCATTCTACCATACCAAGGTAGAACGGCACTTTTCGACTCTGAATGGTATTCAGGTTGACTTCCTTGATCGAAGGATCTTAGAAGCCATTAATTACCCTGACACTGCCGCTCGAAGCCATAGTGCTGGACATGGTTACATGCAATTCAAGTACTTATCAACTAACGATATCTTTTCGCGAGCGAGCCCGAATCGGCCGATGGTCGATTTACCGGTTTTCTTATCGGAACTCAAAGATATCCCTGGTATGGTCAAAGAAGCTAACACGTTTGGCAAGCAATTGCCGCGAGCAGCCGAATTGATTAAACAGGCAGGGGATTCCTTGATACGAGGGAACCTTCGAAGGAAGGGACAACTCGCATATCAAGCTGGTGCGGCTAACTTGTCGTACCAGTTCGGTTGGAAACCTCTGATCCAGGACCTACTTCAGATGATGGGTCTCAAGGATGCGATCGAAAGACGCAAACGAGAGATCAATAAACTGATCAGTCCTAGAGGGTTGACTAAGAAAGTAAAGATCGATGAACAGAAGTACGAAGAGAGTTACTACTCTACGTTCGAATCAACTCTTGTCGGCCTGACAGGCTGGGAAGATGTGATTCATTCTGGTAAGGCTTACGCTGTTCTAAGGTTTAGAAGCAGCATGGCCAATCCTCCGTCTACCAAGGAAATAGAATCGATGGCTTGGAGATCCGTCTTAGGTCTCGAGCTATCTCTTGCTACTGTGTGGCAAGCTATGCCTTGGTCGTGGTTGTTTGACTGGTTTACTGACATGGGCTCTTACCTTGACAGAACTCGGAACATTGTTCCGAGCTATGTTGAGCGAGCTTGCCGATGTTATTACCATAATTCAACCTTCACCCGACGTATTACGGCTAGGACGCCGGGTATAGTGGGTGGGGAGGGTTCGATCTCAAGGACAACAAAAGAACGTTATCCTGACGACTCGTGGTACCTACCGACCTGCTTTGAGGGAATCCTCTCAGCGGGTCAAGTCGGCATTTTATCTAGCCTTTCTGTCGCTAGGCGAGGTGCTTGGCGATGATTAAACAACTAGATAAAATGGAGAAGCCTCTTGCTCGGTGATACACTCACAATCACTCACGACGCTCAGTCGCGAGTTCTTTCTAAAATTAACCAGGACAACTTCACAAGTCAGTACTTGTTGCGCACGGCGACGGAGGAATTCCGTATCAATGTGCGTCACGCAACTGAATCTGCGAAGCCCGGTGCTGTGCCACTAGAAAGGCACAACATCGAGTACATCCACACCGTATTTTCTACGCTTACGCTGCCTGAATACAAGCAAATTGTATCGGCAACTATTCGTGGTTCACGGGGGGATGATCCGGCAGTGATCGGTAAGACGGCGAAAGCCCTTATCGGTTTCCTTTCGGATGCCAATGTTAGCAAGCTCATCGCTTGGGAGTCTTAACGGACTCATTTTAGTTAGCCCCTATCGAAGGACCTACTTAACTTTGTAGGCCCAGGGGGAGAGTGTTGTCGTGGCAAGACTTGAATAATCACTCAATCTATGGAGATCGAATTGATTACGAAAAGTCAAGCCGTGCTTCTCTCGGACATGTACAGAGGCATCATAGAAGATGCTAAATGTACCTTTCCTACAAAAGCCCGAACGTTTGATCGAGACTTGTCTCGCCTTCAGACGGTCATAGACCGGAACGAGTTATGGTTCTTCACCATACATCTACCGGCATTCTCGAAACACCTACTGAAGTGTATCGAGAACGGACAGTTCCTACCTTACCCTGGGCCTCACCTGAGGACTAAGAAAGGCTGTGTGTTTCCGAGACTGTTCTCGGGACTCACTGAACAATTGTTCTATGATAACGGCTTTATACGTGAGGACGCCGACAGCACTCCACTCTTGTTCTTGCAAACGCTACTTGCGTGTGTTAAGAAATTAAGGATGGAATGTGATGATAAAACAGTTCGTCGAACTGTGGAATCGTTTGTCGAAGTGGAAGAAGATGTACGTCGTCCTACCCTCAATTGGGGTAGTACTGTACTCACTTGCAACCGCAGGGTTAACATCGTCTCAGACGATATCGGCGCTACGGAGTTTCAAGCGGGATCTATGCACAACGAGCTTTATGCCTGTTCTGCGAGACATCTTCCCTACTTTAGAGCTATCCAGTCTGTCTCAGACCGGCTCTTCTCTAGCTTTGGAACCCCCTTCACAGGGGATTTCAGCCCACGTCACGGACCAGGCGCTATCGCAGATCGATGCGACAATGCATCGAAATACCAATTCAGTAATTGGCCTGCGAAACTTGAGTACTGTTTCCCGTATGCTGCGTTCGGATTTCCTAACGCAAAGTATTGGATACAACCAACCCATGTGAATGACCCGGCATCTCGTTTCAGAGATCGTTTGGTCAACTCACGTCTCCTTGCGGTTCCTAAGACTCAGAAGGGACCACGGCTCATCGCCGCGGAACCAAATTCGTCTATGTGGATCCAACAGGGTATCCTCGATTTCATCGTGGATAGGGTTGAGCGGTCACCACTGCGTAACTGCATCAATTTCTTTGACCAGAAGTTGAGTGGTGATTTAGCTCTCAAGTCATCCTTGTCCAAGAAGCATGCGACGATAGATTTGTCGGATGCTTCGGATCGTCTTTCGTGCTGGCTCGTCGAGCGCTTATTCAGGTCTAACTATGACCTGCTTCAGGCGTTCAACGCGGTCCGGACCGATCGAGTCTCCATCCCTGATAAGATGGGGAAAGAGTTTCCGAGGGAGATAATCCTAAAGAAGTTCTCGACTCAAGGATCAGCGCTTACCTTCCCAGTCCAAACGGTCGTCTACGCGGCAATCGTCATCGGTGTGCTCATTGAACACTCCGGGAAACGAGTAACCAAGAAAACAATCGAATGGGCTTCAAAGGAAGTCCGGGTATTTGGTGATGACATCATCGTCCCTAATGCCATCCTGGAAAGTGTGGTAGAGTGTATAGAAGCACTCGGGTTCAAAGTTAACACTACTAAAACTTTCACTAGAGGAGACTTTCGTGAAAGCTGCGGTGTTGACGGTTACAAAGGCTGGGATGTTACTCCAGCTTATGTTCTCGAACCATACCACAAGTCCAAGCCTAGTTCCATATCGTCCCTCGTCGAATGCTCGAACAACTTCTTCAAGAAGGGGTTCTGGCACGCTGCCGAGGCGATAAAGTCGACTATTCCAGAGGAGATCCGGAAACGGATTCCCGTTATCAAGGCTAACCACCTTGACTTACTGGAAGGTAGTGGAACTAGGGCCTTTGGATTTATTTCCTTCTCTGGAAGTTCAGTTGGATCAAACCGTAGTCGGTTCAACCGTGACCTACACCGTGAGGAAGTAAAGGTTCTCGTACCATCTGCTAAGGTACAAAGGACCGAAATCCGAGGCGACTTCGCCCTACATCAGTACTTTACTGAACGCCCAGGGCCAGATACTATCTGGAAACCAGGCGAGGCGCGGAGACCGCAGTCTACTGTGAGATTGCGGTGGGTAGCAGCAGAAACGCTGCTAGTGGGGTGAGGAATACGCTCTTGACGTAAGAGACAGTATTCCCACTTTCTTGG